ATCAGGTATTCCAAGTGAACATAATTATTTGGGTCTTGTACTTAACACAAAAATTAAAGGCGGCACACTAAAAATATACAGAGGTTTCTTTGATCAAAATACTCTAGAATTAGATACAGGCCAAGTGTATTTGAGATTTAGTGGTATAATAACTAATTATGCAATCACAGAAGATACAAATACATTTCTCGGAGAAATAACTAACAGTGTAACTGTAACATGTGCAAGTATAAACACAATTTTAGAAAATAAAATTAGTGGACAAAGAACAAATCCAGCAGATAGAAAAAGATTGTTCCCTAATGATGAAGTATTCGACAGAGTGCCGGAACTTTACAATATAACATTTGACTTTGGTAAAGAATATGTTAACAGAGGTGGAGGTTATGGCAGAGGCGGTGGCGGATCAGGCGGAGGCGGTGGAGGCCGTGATAGAACAGATAAGAGGCAAAGGGCATAATGAAAGTAAGATCAGCACAAATCAAAGACTATGATGATATTCGCAGATTAATGATTGATTTTGCAAATTCAAATCCTGTTGAAGATTTGCACAATCCACAATATGATTTTACACATGTCAATAGAGTAATAGATCATATTTTAAAAACAGGATTAGCCATAGTGGCAGAAGAACATGGTAGAGTAATAGGCATGTTGTTAGCAACCATACAAGGTGATTTATGGTTGCCACATGTAAAACGCATGACTGAAGTAGCATGGTGGGTAGAAGAACAATACAGAGGAACAACAGCAGGAGCAAGGTTACTTAATCATTACGTCACTATAGGATTAGAACTAAAAGACAAAGACATAATAAGTTCTTTTACACTAACAACATTAGCAACTACCCCAGAACTCAAATTAGAACAAAGAGGTTGGGAAGCAATAGATTATAATTGGTTATATAGAGGATAAGATATGGCAGTATTTACAGCAATAGCGGCGGCAATTACAGGAGCAATTACAGGTGTAGGATTTGCGGCAGCCTTTGCGGCAGCAGGAACATTTACAGCACTAGGATTGGCTACTTCTGTGTTAGCGGCTGGTATAGGTATTGCCACAGCAAGAGCATTAGGTTTAGGTAAAGTTCCACAAATTAACACTGCCGATCCAGGCACCACAATACAGTTACCACCTGCTACATTTAATAGATTACCTGTATTGTATGGTAAAGTGTTTACAAGTGGGCCTATATTTGATGCGGCTATCAGCAATGAAAACAAAACAATGACCTATTGTATTGCATTATCAGAAGAAACACAAACAGGAACATTTTCTGTTAGTAACATTTTTATGAATGATGCACGTTTGGTATTCTCAGGTAATACTGTTACAAGTCATGTAGATCCAAATGCCACATCGGATACTTCATTTGCTGGTAACGTTAGAGTAAATGTATATGCTGGTGGTAGTGGTAGCGGTGACATAATATTTCCAACATCAGGAACAGGTAGCACAACACCTGCAAGTTCGATAGTATCTCATTGGGGAGCAAATCATACTGCAAACGCAATGGTATTTGCTGTAGTACAAATAGATTATGATGCAGAAAATGGTTTAACAGGTTTACCCACAATGACATTTGAGGTAACAAACAGTCTTAAGAACCCAGGTGATGTATTATTTGATTACTTGACATCAGATCGATATGGTGCAGGATTGGCAAACACAGACTTAGATGTTAATTCAATTACAGGCACAGCAAATACATCAATGAAAGGTTATTGTGATGAACTTGTTCCTTACACAGATAAATCGAATGTCAGCACAACAAATGAAAGGTTTGAAATAAACGGTGTTCTTAGCACATTCGATTCATGTTCAACAAATATTGATAAAATTTGTACTCACAGTGCAACATTCTTTACATTCGATGTTAAACAGGGTAAATTCAAAGCAGTTCCCAACAGAGCAATTAGTGCCGCAGAACAAGCCAACTGTTTAGTGTATAGTGACAACAACATAGTAAGCAAAATAGATATTAGTTCAACAGAATTATACAATTTGTTCAATGCTGTAGAAGTAGAATATCCTGATAAAAACAGAAAAGATCAATTAAACACAATTAAATTAGAAATACCTGCAGGTGATAGAAACGCAAATGAACCTGACAATGTGTTAAGTTACAAATTAGATTTAATTAACGATAATATTAGAGCAGAAAGATTAGCAAACATAGATTTAAATCAAAGTAGAAACAGCAGGGTTATACAATTCGAAGCAGATTTTTCGGGCATACAATCCGATGTTGGAGATGTAATTCAATTACAAGTTATAAATTACGGTTTAATAAACAATTTTTACCGTGTTATGAGAGTATCGGAAAGAGAAGCAGACCTAGGTATGGTCACAGCACAAATCAGTGCAATAGAATATGATGCAGATGTATATGGTAATCCTGCTATTACAGAAACACCGGATTTAGGTTTAGTCGATTTACCAAGAATACCTACAATAACATCAATACCAACTGTAAAAGCATTCAATGGTAGTTATGGCAATTTAGCGGCATTACCTAATGTGTTTGGTAATGTTATTGTTAACCAAGCAATGAAAACATTTGGTGCTGGTACTCAATTAGAAGATGCAGGATTAGATACCGGTAATGCAAACATTGCCAGTGGCACAGATTTAGAATTAATTACACCACAATTATATGATTTAACAGATAGCGATCCAGGCGATTATACTTTTACAGCAGAAGCAAGTCTAGGTGGCACTATTACAGGTGCATATGATGTAGCATTTAGAAACAATGTTACACTAACTTTTGCTAATGCTACCAGTGTTGTTAATGTTAATTATGGCGGTGGTGGCGTTTATTTGATAGGTGTTCAAGATTTTACACCGCAATTAGTAGATAACAAAAAAGTTAGCACCGATCCAGTAACAAATGGTTTACCAAGCGATATGAAAATAGCAAATGCTACAATAAGATTGCAAGGTAATACCACTATTGATGCAAGTGCGGCCGCTATTAGAAAATTTGGCAATATGGGTTTTGCTATGACCAGAATTACAAAAGGTGAGAAATAATGTATAGAATATTATATCATACGACAGATGGTAGAATAGAAACATGCAGAAAAATGTCTGATAGTCTTTTGGCACAACAATTAGCATTGACGCCGGAACTATCAAGTATAGATGGTTTTGTGCAAGATAAAAATACTAAAAAAGTTAATTTAGATACATTGCAGTTAGAAGATATACAACCTCAAACAATTGATCCTATGCATTATTTGAGAATTCATAGAAATAAAAAATTGCAATTTTGTGATTGGACACAAGGCGTAGATTCACCATTAACTGAAGCAAAGAAAACAGAATGGGCAACATATAGACAAGCATTGAGAGATTTGCCAAATGGTATAACTTTGAATAGTATCTCTGACATTGTATGGCCATCATCACCGGAGTAAAAAATGGGTAGATATGTAAAATTTGCAAATTTTAAAAACAGAATTAATGATCCAGGCGATAACAGTCAATATTATCCATTTCCTAACACTATACCTATTGATGCTAATGTAAATCAATGGGACACAATGTTGGAAAATACATTTAGAAAAGCAAAAACAAATTATAATGGTAATACAGTTATAGAAACAAGTAACTTTTCTTTATCTTTTGGAAGTAATGTACAATATACTGCTACTGGTTTAGATCATACTAGAAAAGATATTGTGTTTGTAGCAGTGCAGACTCCGGGTTACAATGTTATTTCGCCGGGAAATATTATTGATGGTTATGTGAATACCTATCGATGGAATATTTCTTCTAATGTTTTATCAAATATTACACAATCAAATAATTGGTTAGGAGTAAATGGGGGTAACACTAATTTTATAACAAACACACGAGTTGGGGAAAATGACAGTTATCCTATAACTCCTTTTCCTGAACCAGTATATACTTTTAGTGGTAATACTAATGTATATATGGATTTTTTATCGGTTAGCGGTAGAGATGGTAATGCATTTAACCTTTGGAATAATTTTAGATTCGACATGGCAGCGAACACATTGACTTATGAACAAGATCGCTATCAAACAGGATCTCAAGATATTGCAAAAATAAATCAATTTGACAGCGGTTTATGTGTAGTTAGTGAATTTTTTAATATAAGTACAACTTTAGGTAACGGTGTGGTTGTTCCTGCGATGACCTCAACAGAATATAGTGCGGCTGGTAGTCCTCTTTTATATGCTGGCAAATTATTTGTAGAGCATTATAACGGTAATGTTTATGTTATCCCAGGTGCAGGTGCAAGTAAAAATTATATTAATGATCCCGCAAATATAGATTTCAGTGAAAAAGTATTTGTAGAAGTAGAACCATCCTCAAACACTCAAACAGAAATAACAATTACAGGACATGAATTAACTCCTGCTACAGGTTCAACTGCTGGAGATATTTTATATAATATTTATGAAAAAGCATGTTTAGGTGCAGATGGATATTTTTACTTGTTAGAATCAGGTGCGGCTCTAAGTGTATATGATTTAGTCAATAGAACATTTATACGTAGATATAGACCAGATAATGCAGATTATCCTTTAAGCACCACAGGATATTATTCTGTAAATGCTATAGAAGGACCTGATGTAGGTATTTTAGGACCAGATGGTTACGTGCATTTTTTTATATCAGGCGTACAACCGCTAGATCCGGTGCCACCGTTGCCAGCCACACAACATGAATTTATTTTAAGTATAGATACTAATCCTCTATCACCTACATATCAACAAGCAGAATTAAATTTTGCAGATGAAATAGGAAAATCTGAAAATGATCTAAACACAACATTTATGTATGTAGATGACGATGACTATAGAATAAAACAAAAAATTGGATCGGTAGCAACAACCATGGAAATTGACAAAATATCTTTAACTGGACAAGGTAATAAAAATGTTAGATTAAATGGCCCATTAAGAATATTTGCTAATGGGTTAAGATAGGTAATTTTAATAAAACAGATAAATATAACAAACGCAATGCCTTATATGCCTCAGTGTATAAGGAAGATC